CAGCGTCAACTGATTTTGTAACATTGGGGTCTATTGGCTCACCACCAGCAGTTGTATATTCATCTTCATTAAAATTTACCCTATAAGTGGGTTTAAAATCTAACTTCTTTGGAATTCCTGCTTTTTCTGTATTTAAAGGCGTAAATATCTGAGCCTGATAGTCTTGAATATTGCCACCAAATTTCTCATTAGCAGTATATTGTGCAAGATTTGCTATCTTGTTATAAGCATCAGGATTTGTTTTTTTAAGTTGTTCTACATAAGAATCAGGTATAGATGGTGTGGCCATACCATTTGATATAGATGTATATGCGGCTTGAACTGCATCAGGAGTACTGCCTCTTTTATTGGCAATAGCCTGTGAAAATTCAGGTGTTAATCCACCAGCCGAATTTATAGCCTGAACAATTTGTTGTGGCGTTGCATCTGGATTTTGTGTAAACCAAGCGTTTACGTTTCTTTGTAATTCCGTAGGGGAGGACATTGCTTTTGCCTTTTACTGATTGTAATAGGGGACTTTGTAAGCCACCCCATTTATCGTGATGTTGATAAAACCAACAGGATTTGCTGGCAAAGTCGCACTTCCAGCCGTTGCAGTCGGTGCGCTAGAAAAGTTCAGCAAGTTCAAAAAGAACTGCTGCCATGCCCGTGTCGGTCTTTTAGTCTGTCCGTCAAGGAACTCAGACTGTGGATATGGGTTTAGCTGTGAGGTGTTTGAAATGCCAGTAGCCATCAATTCTCTCCAGCACTAGATTTTAGGTTAGCCGACACAATCACAGCGTTTACAGGGTCAGTCATTGACACTTCAAATACTCTATCCCTAGCCATACCCAAACGCCTCCAGATAGCGCGATTTGTGTACTTACCCAATGCGCCAATCGGTGTCCAAAACTCGTTTGACCAAGTAGAACCGCCATCATTCGACCATCTAAGCATTGCTTGTGGGTTAGTCGTAGTTGATGGCAACATTACACCACCAGTATTATTTCCTATAATAAATATCTCTAATGGCGCAATCGTCAGCGTTGCATTTGGATATATATAGTAAGGGTCAGGATTTGGGCTTAGTTGAACCACAGTTGTACGTGATAAGCCCGTAGTTCCCACGCCAGGCTGGAACTGAATCTGAAACTCATCAAAATACTGTCTTTGGAAGTCAGCAACTAAGTGAGGCGCTCTACGCAATCTACGGATATTCTGACCATCATCTGTATAATGCGTTTTGCTTAATTCGTAAATCTTGCCGTTGGAGTAATCGCCAACAAGCACCATTCCTTGAAACAAAGCACAGCACTGCCCACGGTGACGCTGATAAGTATTGTCTGAAGCGGTATATAACCACTTGTGCCACATCCCAGAAGCTATGTCATAACACCATGTCAAGTTAATCGTAGGGAATGTAACCACATAGATTTCATGTCCTTCTAACTGATATGTCCAAGCAATCGCATCGTCTACATATTGACCAGTCAATGAATTCTCAACCGCATGGGTAGATATCCTTGTGGGCAAATACCCTTTCATTTGCATGATTTGGGCTTGACCTCGGTTATTCCTAGATACATAAGCAAAGGAATCACCAAAACGATACACAGAGAAAGGCGCGGCTACACCGTGTTGGGTAGAAGTGCCAGGTATTCTTTGGAACGGAAACGGCACAGCACCAATGTCTGTCCACACTTCAGATGAAGCCTCACCCATTAGGTAGACTTCGCGGTGGTCAACAATCAATGACACTAATTTATCAGGCGCACCGTCTTTTAGCCCGTAACTGGTAAGCGGAGATATAGGCGAAAGTAAGTCACTAGCGCCCCATTGCTGAGTTGTTGGGTTGTTGTATACAAAGTAGTTATCAACAATATCTACTGTATTAGCACCGCTAAACGCACCATCGGTAGATGGCAGAACGGAAAAATTGATGCCATACATCGTCACACCAGCAGCGACTGTGCTAGATGTACTTAATGTATATGTTCCAACTCCGCCCGTACCCGTTCCAAATGCTTTAATAATTGACCCAGACGTAACACCTACGCCTTGAATAGTTTGCCCAAGATGTAAAGCGCCTGACGCTACCGAGGCAACAGTTAATGTTGTGCCTGTAATAGTGGCGGTAAATGTAGCGCCAACAGTAGCAGAAGTCATACTTTTTACAGCTACTGTTTGACTTGTATTTATTGTATAAGTTCCAACACCACCAGAACCAGAGCCTAGCCCTGTAATAACAGTTTCAGCCAATACACCCACGCCATAAACAGATTGACCGATAGCCAAAGAACCACTAGATACAGTATTAACAGTAAGAGTTGTACTGCTTATAGAACCTGTAAATACAGCCGTTGCAGGGCTAGATATATACCATGTGTACCGATAAGCCCCATCCACAATATAGACGTTTATGCCGTTATCGCTAATCTTGACTATTCCAGAATTGGAATTAAGAACACCGATAACAGATGGAACTAAGTTAGAAGTCAGAGCGTAGACATAAGGGCCACACACAGCAATCATGGTCGTTCCACCCGACAAGGTACGCATACCGCGCACTTCTTGTTGGTTAGGCAATACAACTTGTGCGGTCAGACCAGGCGTTGGGTATAGAGCCACCACACCGCGAACACCAGGCTGCTTTAGTGGGTCAACTTCTGGAAAAAAATTGATGCACTCCTGCGCGTCTTGGTAGATGCTAGGTGCTTCGTAACTAGGGCCGACAAAGCCAAAATCAGGCATTTCAGTCCTTTAGATAAAGCCGCCAGTCAAAATCCAGCCTGCATCTTTTGCCTTGCTGACCAAAAGCGCATCAGGATAACGAGCAACTTGTAAGGGTGACATATTGGTGCGTTTCAGCGTAGACTTTGCTTGCGCTGCATACTGCGAAATCATCGCTATTTGGGTCTGTGAGGCTTTGCCATACATAGGCATTAAACGCTCTGCCAAACACCATCTAAGGCACATTGAGTAGCCTTGTGGTAATGTAATAGATTCGTTTAGTGAGCCATAACGGGTAAACAAAGTGTTGGCAAACAAGTGCATCTCGCCCTGTGCAGGGTTAGGCCACACAAACAAGTTGCCAGAATCTTCGTTAGGGTTGTAATACACCGCTTTAGGCCAAGGGCCGTTTAGCGTCTTTAGACCAATCATTTGATAGTCTTGCAACGCCAATACCGATATGGGATAGTCCAAACCACCGCCTTGAATCGGTTGTCCATTAGACGTAGTGTTTATTCGCACAAAGGCAGAATCAATCCCTAGTGGCTTTTGATAGTTTGCAGTAATCGAGGTTGTAGCGACTGTTTGGCTAATGTTGACGCGATATGTACCCGCTTGGATAACATTACCGCCACCGCCTGTGATGCTTCCAATAATCTTTGTGCCTGACGTTATACCAGTTCCACTCAAGAATTGACCTTGTGCCACAGCACCAGAATTTACAGTAGTAACAGTAAGAATGTTGCCAGAAATAGACCCATTGAATGACGCACCAATAAAGTTTGTCGTTTGTGGGTAAGGGCCTAAACTGTACTGAACTTGACCAGCAATCACAGGAAAGATAATCTCTGTGACGTTGAAAACCATCATGTTTTCATTTGACCATTGGTCAACAAGGTCGTTGAGCATATCGAAAGCATCCGCAGCCGCATCAGGCGTAGGTGTCTCACCAGCTTCTAGTGCGCCAATGTCCTTCAATGCTCTGCTAATGATTTCTATTGGCATTACCATGTTGAATCCTTATCTTATAAATTTGGCTTGAAAGTTGGTGGTCTCCAAGGCAACGCCAAATCCTGACTGCTTTTTACGGCATTTAACTGCTCAAGTAGCCTCGATTTTATGCTACTTACCCCATTTTTGGAAGTCTCGTTTTCAATCCAACCAGCCACAATTTCTTCTGTCGCAGCATCCAAAGACCGAGGTTCTATAAATGTCCAATAGCCCTCAGTCTCAATGGTTATGTCATCAATCAAAAAAGCATGATATTTAGCCGTAAGTTTATCACCCTCGGTTTTTAGCTCTGTTATTTTCCAAACATATCTCATAATTATTTAATTTTATAAGAATTAACAGATTTAGCGATTTCTTCTGCGTAATATTGCATTCCAAATTTGCCATCTACCCGAACATTATAATTTTCTGGTGGTACAAATAACTTGTTTGTATCTTCAAACCGACTCTCTTTAATGCGGTCTACCCACACAATAAAGTCAGCGTTAAACGCCTCTCTTGTCTCTGGCGTAGGGCATACAAAGTCAGCAATTACATTAGCACCATATTCAGATGCTATGTCGCACAAAACACCCATGCGTCTAGCGTGTTCCAGCCTGTCGGCTATGCTAAATCCTAAATCTTTGTTAATTTCTTTACGGATTTGGTCGGCATTGAAATGAACACACATAAGTTCCCTAGCCAAAGCCGTGGCAAGGGTTGTTTTACCAGAGCCAGGCAAGCCCATGATTAGGATTTTCATCCTTTAACCTTGTACAGTTGCTTAACTGAAAACTCTGGTGCTGGTTTGCGCCAAAAGTCTTTTCCTGCGTATTTTTCCCATACAGAGTTGGGGAGTATAGATAGACGTTCTTGCCAATTTACTTCTTTCCTGACTGTGTGCAGGCTTTTCATGTTTAAGGCTTTGTCAAAAACCTCGTTCTCATACTCCACATTTTTAAAGTCATGGTTAAAGTATTGTTTGCCAATAAACTGATATAACTCACGCATCACGTTCTCTGGCTTTTTGCAAAGCATTTCGTATTCCACTAGCATAATCATGTCTGGATT